CTGTAGTTTCAAGTGCAGGAACAATAGCTAAATACATTAGAAATACAGGTGCAACTTCTGTAAAAGGAGATTGGGTAGAAGTAACAGCAGTTAGTTCAACTGAATGGTATGTTTGTGGTTCTCAGGGAATTTGGGCATTTGAAGCATAATATAAACTTTTAAATATAATAATAATGAATAATAGAAAAATTGAATTAGCGACTACTACTAACATTACAACTACCTATGCAGGTGAGTTTGCAGGTGAGTATATCGCTGCAGCTTTATTGAGTGCATCAACTATAGATGATGGTGGACTTACTGTAAAACCAAATATTGCTTATAAAGAAGTAATTAAAAGATTAGACACAGGTGCAGTCGTATCAGATGCTACTTGTGATTTTAATCCTAACTCTACAATTACTTTGACTGAACGAATAATTCAGCCAGAGGAATTTCAAGTTAATCTACAACTTTGTAAAAAAGATTTTGTAAACGATTGGGAAGCTCAAAGTATGGGTTATGGTATGGGTCAAACTTTACCTCCTAAATTTTCTGACTTCATGATTGCTCATGTAGCAAATCAAGTTGCACAGAAAACAGAACAAACTATCTTTACAGGTGCTACTGCTAATGCAGGAGAATATGATGGATTTGAAACCTTAATGACAGCAGATGCTAGTATTCCTGTTGCTCAAGATTTAGCATCAGTTGCGATTACTGCAGCAAATGTTATCGCACAATTAAGCAGAGTAGTGAATGCTATTCCTGTTGCACTCTATGGAAAGGAAGATTTATTTATCTATATTCCAAGTGCTACAGCTAAATTTTATGTTGAAGCTCTAGGAGGGTTTGCAGCAAATGGTTTAGGTGCTAATGGTGTAAACAATCAAGGAACACAATGGTGGAACAATGGTTCACTTTCAGTAAATGGAGTGAAAATATTTGTTTGCCCTGGAATGTCTACAGACACAATGTTTGCAGCACAAAGAAGTAATCTATATTTTGGAACAGGTCTTTTAAATAACTTAAATGAAGTGAAAATTTTAGACATGCAAGATATTGATGGAAGTCAGAATGTAAGATTTGTGATGAGATTTACTGCTGCAGTCCAGTATGGAATTTCTGAAGATTTAGTTTACTATTCTTAATAAATAATTAACCAAAAGATAGGGTAAGTGGGATTATACTTACTTACCCTTTTTTTTTAAATATATATAAATATGGCATGTGCATTAACAACTGGAAGAAAAGTACCTTGCAAATCAGCATTTGGAGGAATAAAGACTGTATATATGGCTGACTATGGAGTTGCTGCAACAATAGATGCAACAACTGAAAAAGTAACAGCATTCAGTCCTAGTCCTACATGGTTTGAATTTGATATAAAAGGCAACTCATCCTTAGAAACAACAATTACTAGTTCCAGAGATAATGGAACAACTTTCTATACTCAAACATTAAATATGACTTTAACTTATTTAGATTATTTGACTAGAAATGAAATACAACTTATAGCAGTCGCAAGACCAGTTGTAGTTGTAGAGGACTATTATGGAAATCAATTTATGTGTGGCTATGAAAATGGCATGGAAGTAACAGGAGGCACTATAGTCACAGGTGCTGCTGCAGGAGACCTTTCAGGATTTACTCTAGTGATGGAGGGAATGGAAGAAACTGCACCTTACTTTGTAGATTCAGGTGTTGTTGTTGCTAGTGCAGCACAAATCACTCCAAATTAGAACTCAATCTAATTAATTATCAAAAAAAAGAAGCACTCGTAATGGGTGCTTTTTTTTATTTTTACAAATTGTCATATAAATTTCGTTATATATATATGATTGTATTAAACACAGATGCTTCACAAACATTAAAAGTAATTGCTAGGGAATATGAAAGTCAGTTCACATTTTCCTACACAGATGATTCTACAAATGTAGAAACTCAAAGTCTGATAACGACAGCAACAACTTTAGGAAACTATTTAACATGGGCACAAACATTTAATCCTTTATTAGTAATTAATCATTTTTATAATATAGAATTATATTCTGATTATGCTTTTTGGAATACCAACTATAGTCTTTGGGAAAATTTTAATGAATTATGGGAAGATACAAGTAATTTTAAAAATGTTTTTTATAGAGATAGAATATTTTGTACTGACCAATTAATAGACCAAAAAGATGGAGATTACTATGACATTAACAAAGGACAATACATTACAACTGATGCATATAATAATGAGTATATTGTAACAACATGAAAAAAAATAATAAAAGAAATAAAAAAGGTCAATTTGTGAAATATTCATCTGAATATAGTTTTGTTAATTTAAGCACCTACACAAGTCCTGAAATTGTAGAAGTTAACAACAGGGAATGGGTAGATTATGGTGCTGATAATAATTACTTTCAATATTTAATTGATAGATATAATGGGAGTCCAACAAATAATGCTGCTATTAATGGCATCAGTCAAGCCATATATGGTAAGGGATTAAATGCAACTGATTCATCTAGTAAGCCAAATGAATATGCTCAAATGGTATCTTTATTTAGAAAAGATGTTGTAAGGAAATTATGTTATGATTTGAAGTTAATGGGTCAATGTGCTGTACAAGTAATTTATAATAACAACAGAAGCAAGATAGCTAAGCTAGAGCATATTCCAGTAGAAACATTAAGGGCAGAAAAAGCAAATGAAGATGGAGACATACCTGCATATTTTTATTACAAAGATTGGAGTAAATTAAAACCTAATGAAAGACCTCTTAGAATCCCTGCTTATGGGATGTCTAAAGAACCAATAGAAATCTATTATATAAAACCCTATAAAGCAGGATTTTATTACTATGCACCAGTAGATTATCAAGGAGGATTACAGTACGCTGCTCTTGAAGAAGAAATTTCTAACTATCATCTAAATAATATACTTAATGGTCTTGCTCCTAGCATGCTTATTAATTTTAATAATGGAACTCCTAATCAAGAAGAAAGACAACTATTAGAACAAAAAATAGCACAGAAATTTAGTGGCACAAGTAATGCAGGTAAATTTATATTGGCTTTTAATGACAATAAAGAAGCTGCAGCAGACATAACTCCAGTACAGTTAAGTGATGCACATCAGCAGTATCAATTCCTTTCAGAAGAAAGTACAAAGAAAATAATGGTTGCTCACAGGGTTGTTAGTCCAATGCTTTTGGGTATAAAAGACCAAAGTGGATTAGGGAACAATGCAGAAGAAATCAAGACAGCATCTCTCTTAATGGATAACACAGTTATAAGACCTTTTCAGGAACTTTTAATGGATTGCTTTGACCATCTATTAGCTTTCAATGATATTGCCTTAAATCTATACTTTACGACCTTACAACCTTTAGAGTTTACTGAAGTTGATTCTAAGGTTCAAGATGAGGAAGATATTGAAGAAGAAACAGGATATGAATTTAAGGAAGGAGTAGAGCTTTCTGAAGAACAAGTAGATAAAGTTGTAGGTAGTTTAGCTGAATCAGGTATAACTATAGATGATGAATATGAATATGTTGCTGCCTTAACTGATGAAAATATAAGTGATGAAGATTATGTTAATTATTTATTACCTGAAAAACAAACTACACTTTCTAAAATAAAAGAATTTGTTGGTTTACAAAAAGCAAGTGAAGACAATGTTGGAAGTCTTAGAGATGGCTCAGCATTTAGTTATTTAGACCCTAAAAATGGAAGATATAAAATTCGTTATAGATATGCAAGGGGAATGAAATCTTCAGGAGAATCTAGGGCATTTTGTAAAAGGATGATGCAACTATCAGGAACAAGAAATTCAGGATTAGTATGGCGTATAGAAGATATAGACAAAGCAAGTTGGTTTGAAAGTGTAAATGTAGAGTTTAGACACAAACCTACTATGAGATATGATATTTTTAAACTCAAAGGTGGGGTATATTGTCAGCATGTATGGGAAAGGGTTTTATTTAAATTAAAAGTAAATAAATACGAAAGTCAAAATATTAAAAATTATAAAAGAACAGGTACTATTCCTAAAAGTTATATTAAGAATCCAAGAGGAACAGCACAAAGCGAAATACCAACTAATAAATTACCAAACAGGGGAGCATATCCTAAATAGAAACTATGGCAACACAATTATTCATCAATAGAACAGACTTAGTACGCAATAGCATCATGGATGGTAATGTGGACACGAACAAGTTTATTCAGTTCATCAAGATTGCTCAAGAAATTCATATTCAGAATTATATGGGTACTGAACTCTATCAAGAATTAATTGGAAAAATGCCTAATATTGATACAGTAGGTAATGCTAAATATAAAACACTATTAACTGATTATATTCAACCTATGTTAATTTGGTTTGCACAGGTAGAATACATTCCTTTTGCTGCTTACCAAATTCGTAATGGAGGTGTCTATAAACATCAAAGTGAAACAAGTGAGTCAGTATCAAAAAATGAAGTAGATTTTTTAGTGGAAAAAGCTAGAACAAATGCTGAATGGTATTCAAGAAGATTTATTGATTATATGGCATTTAACGAAACTTTATTTCCTAAATATGTTTCCAATTCAAACAATGATATATATCCTTCGCAGGATGCAACTTTTAATGGATGGGTATTATGAGTTATAAAGGAAGCACATGGAAAGCAAAACCAAAAGAAAAAAATATTGAAAAATTAAAAACATTTTTAAAAAGAATACAGAAATTTAAAATTACAAACAATGGCGACACTATATAATACAAGAATATCAGACACATATACAGGTCTAATAAAGACTACTGATAATTTAGCATTAACAGCAACTCTAAAATTGCTTACAGATGGAGCAGGAAATAGTTCAGGATTATATGCCAATAATGCAGGAGATTTTAAAGTAAAC